AGCGTGGGACCGAGCCATGCAGAACAATCCTGTCGAGACTGCCAGGGAATGGCTTGAGTCTTATGGGTTATCGGTAGACGACCTTGCTGGCCAGTATCAGCAGCAACAGGCACCGGTTCAAAATTACCTTACCCGTGAGGATGCCGAGCGAATCGCCGAGGAGCGGGTGCAGTCCTTGATGCAGCAGCAAGAGCAAAAAGCCGTTGAGTATTACAATCAAAGGGTCGTAGAATCTTTCATGAATAGTAAACCCGTATTTCGGGACCCAGAAACAGCCGCACAAATTGAGGCTGACATGAGTCCAGTAGTACAGGCACTCACAGGAACCGGACGCTACAGCTCACCCGAAGAAATCCTGGAGACGGCCTATAACTACGTCATAAACGGGAACCCTGCTTATTCCAGCCTCGTTTCTAAGATGGCTGCTAAGCCGGTAATTCAAGAACAGAAGGCAGCGGTCGAAAAGGCCAAGGCTGCGTCGAAATCAATATCTGGCTCCGCTGGTTCAGGGACACCCAGGATACAAACAAAAGATATACGGGATAATCTGCGACGGCGACTCCACGGTGGAGATTAAGCCATAGAGGTTATCCCGAAAATTATAAGGGATAACTAAAATGGCAAATCTTGAGGAAGCAGTAGTAGCGACCCTCTTTGACCAGTCAGATGCAATTGCAGATGAGGTGCTTCACCACAATCCGCTTCTTGCTTCGCTGGACGAGCAGGGTCTTATTCGTAAATTCTCCGGTGGATATGAGCTTCGTAAGCCAATCATGTACAATGATTCGGCTGTAGGTGGTTTCTACTCCGGTTTCTCATCTTTTAATCTTGATTCAATTGATGACGCTACAGCGTTTCGATTCGCGATCAAGCAGGTGTATGAGCCTGTAGCAATTTCAGGACGTGATCGTCGTGCTAACCGTGACGAGGCTATGCTTCTTGACCTTGCTGAGATGAAGATGAAGGCAGCAATCGCTCGTCTTAAGAATACCGTTTCTACCTCGCTTCGTGGCGATGGAACTGGAAGCGGAGGACTTGAGTTCGACGGTATCAAGAAGGCAGTTTCGACCTCACCTTCCTCTGGTACTTACGGAACGATTGACCGTACTTCTAACACCTGGGCACGTAACCTTGCGGTTAACGTAACCCTTTCGGCTTCTAACGTTCAGGAGCAGATCACTGATGCTATCAGCCAGATCACTCGTGGCGACGAGCAGCCGGACCTTGGTCTTATGGACCGAACAGCTTGGAAGTACCTTCACAGCTCACTCACAGCAATTCAGCGTATTCAGCTTCCTGTAAAGAAGGCTGTTGCTGGATTCCGTGTTCTTCAGTACGACGGATGCGATTTCGTATTCGACGGTGGATACGGTTCGTCTGTGCTTGAGTCAAACAGCTGCCGACTTCTTAACACGAAGTATTGGTCGTTTGATGTGGTTCGTGGCGCAGATTTCAAACCGCTTGCTCCAGAGATGGCTCGACCGGTTGACCAGGATGCTTTCTTCACGGTTATTATCGTTGAAGGAAACCTCTGCTGCTCCGCACCTGCACTTCAGGCTGTTATTTACGCTTAATTGTAGGAGGAACAGAATATGTCAGGTTCAGGATCATTTGGAGTAAATTACAAGCGAAGTTATGATGCTTCGGTAGTTCCATCGTTGCCAGCTAAAATTGGTGACACTGGTTCATGTCCAGAGGGTACTTTCTTGTTTGTTCAGGCCGATGGCGCAATCGCTCAGTATGCTTTCGTCAAAATTTCTGACGATGGACAGGCTGTAGAGCTTACAACTACCAATGCTGGTTCAAACAACCTTCAGGTAGGTGTTGCTCAGGTTGCCGCTGCCGACAACGAGTACCTTTGGGTATGGGTTGGAGGAGTTGGTGGAGGAGGAGTTGGAACTGGTATTAAGGGCAAGTGCGCTGCATCGTATGCTGCGGATGCTAACCTTAACACAACTGCAACTGCTGGAGTCGCTGACGATGCTTCGACAACGCTCATTAAGAATGTAGTAGGTCTTACTACGCTTACTGGTGCTGGTACTGTTGAGCTGAAGTCAACTGGCTACCTTACGGTTAATTAAGGTTAAGGCGGGGTAGAAATACCCCGCTTTTTTTCGAGGAATTTATGCCAACAGTTACAAACCTTATTGGACTTGGTTTGCCACCTGAGCAAGCTGTGCAGATTTGCGACGGAGTTAATTCTGCTGTCGTAAACGCTACTGCTGCTGGTGTGCGCACTAAGCAAGCAATCAACAACGTAAACGATACAACTCCTACTGCCGCAGAGCTTACTACCTCGTTTGGTACTCCGGCTGCTGTTGGTACTGGATTTGTAGGCGTAGTAAAAGATAACGATGCTGACACTAACTGCTTTGTAGTTGTGTCTAACGGAGTGTCTTTCTTCTACCTCAAGTTTACGAAGGCTCTATAACAAGATGGGGAGGCTCGTACAGCTCCCCGTTTTTTAAGGTGATTTATGCCAGATTTTACACCCTCTAATCCAACCGCTCTCTTCTCCGCTCGTAGGATTGCTGCGGTAACGCCGTCAGATTCTACAGACCTCACTGGCTGTCGAGCACTCTGGGTTGGTGGCACAGGCAACCTTAGTATCAAGTGTGTAGACGATAGCGCAGCAGTAACGATTGCAATACCCAATGCTGGTGTTCTGCTTCCGTTGTTTGTTAGTCGAGTAATGGCTGCAACTACTGCAACGTCTATCGTAGCATTGTACTAAGATGTATATCGGAATCGGTGTTGGAACAGACACACAACCAGCGCAACGAGGGTTCACGCCTACTCAAATTGGTGGGACACTGTTGTGGCTTGACGCTGCTGATTCCAACACGCTTTTTCAAACTGTTGGTGGTGTAGCAGCAACCACTGACGGCAATCCGGTAGGAGAATGGAAAGATAAGTCTGGAAATGGTCGGAACGGAACAAATACACTGACTGGCCGACCGACGCTAAAGACTGGTATTTATAATGGTCGCAATACGATTCGGTTCAATGGCACCAGCAACTTCTTGTCTTTACCTAACTTTTACAACTTAGGAACAGACGATTATACCGCTTTTATAGTTACCAAAGTAACCACACCAGCATCTTTTACGGTAATTTTTGAGCAAGCTGCACCAGCAAGCGCCAGGCGATTTGTGTTTTTTGTAGGTTCTGGTGCACAGCGTTATCAATACTACCACAACAGTTTTGTTGGCTCTGGGATTCTCGGCACAAGCGTCAACAGCATTTTTAAAGCGGTAAGTAGCGGTACGAGCCGTTCATTTTCAATAAACAATGGGACGCCAGCAACAGCCACATTAGCAGATTTTGATAGCACCGGGAATTTTACTTATCTTGGTAACTCTTCTTACAACGAGTATTTGAACGGCGATGTTTGTGAAGTGCTATTTTACAGTAGAGCTTTGTCAGCAGGTGACCAAACTTTGATTTACAACTATTTAGCGGCGAAATGGGGTATCTAATTGTGAGGATCCCAAGTTTTATGTTTCGGTGTATACATAATGGCATAGGCAATCTTTTATAGGAGAAATATGCCACAAATAGACTGGAACGCTTTAATGACGGGACAGAGCCAGCAAAAGAAGCGGTACTCTGGTGCCAACGTCAAGTTCTTCAACGCTTACAACGAAAACCGAGAAAAGTCCTTAAAAGAGGGCAGAGCTATATTTGATGAGATTCCTTCAATCTCTATCCAATGGCCCGGTGGCGACGAGACTGTGCGCAAGATTGAGCCGCAGGACGTGCAGGAGTACCCTGAGCTTTACAAGGCTTTCATGGCTGGTAATGAGCCTATTGAGAGTGGAACGCCTTTGGTTGAGTGGCCACCCATAAACGGTTCAGCGGTGCGAGAGTTACAATACCTTGGGTTTAAGACGGTCGAGCAGTTGGCAGAAGCTAACGACAGCCTACGGCCTAAGCTCGGACCCTTGTATAAGTTCGTGAAGTTAGCGCAAGATTGGCTTGCGGCATCAAAGTCATCACAAGCCGATGTGGTCAGCCTCAAGCAACTACTTGAGCGAGAACAGAAGCGCACCGCAAAGCTAGAACAACAACTAGAATTACTCATGCAGCGTGTCGAGGCCAATGAAGGTACAGACTTGCGTGGTGTAAGGAAGGAGGTGATCCGAGAATCTGAGGTTGAGGATGAACTCATCGACGACCCTATTGAGGATGCACCAAAGCGGCGAGGTAGACCGAAAAAGGTATGAGTTTAGCAACGATTGTTCAGAATGTAGCAAACGAGTGCGGCTATACGGTCGAGACAAATATCGTATCGTCCACTGAGACTACAACTAAGCAGTTGTTGGCAATTACTCAGCGCATTAACAGGGACATTTTTGAGGCTTATCCTTGGCCTAAATGTTATGCGTCTGGAAGTATTACTCTGGTAGGAGGGCAAGCAACATACGCTCTGCCCTCCGCCTTTTCTTGGTATCAATACGAAACATTCTGGAACAGTTCTACCCGTTGGCGAATCCTTGGTCCAATGAGTGAGCAAGAGTATGGCGAAATCAGAGGATTTGGACTCAACACAACGGTCTACCAAAGGATGCAAATCCGAGGCATTACAAATACTGAGTTACTTATTAGCCCGACTCCTGGAGCTAATAATAACGGTGATATTATTGTGTTTGAGTATATTGCTGATCGAAGCGTTAAGCCAAAAACTTGGACTACCGCCACGGTTTTTGCCGCAAACACCTACTGTTTCTACAACGGAAATTACTACAACACCACCGCAGGAGGCACTACCGGAGCAACCCCACCAACACATACAAGCGGGTCTGTTTCTGATGGAGGTGTAACCTGGGACTATTACAGCGGTCCTTACAGCACATATCTCGCTGATACTGATGTAAGCGTATTTAATGAAAAGTTAGTCGAGCAAGGTGTGTTGGAGCGTTTTGCTGAGATACACGGATTAACAACCGTTCAGCAACGATTCCCGGCACAACTACATGAAGAGTACAGCAGAGATAACCCTGGCAAGATTATTTATGCCGGTGGTCACACTCGTGCTGAACTCTTTGCAAGAAGTGGAACGGCTGTATTTGGGACGTGGATTTAATGGCTATAGCAGGACCGACAACACAACCTGGCGACCCAGAGCTTACCTATAGAGACCCTAACGCCTATATTGCCTGGTTACGCTCAAAAGGCGTTCCTCCGCAACAGGTGTATCAAATGGTGACTGACCGGTTTGGAGTTCCTAAAACGCCACAGGAGAGAGCTAAAGAGCAAGCCTCCCAACAGCAACAGGCGGCTTTGGCGCAAACCGGTGGGGCATTAGCTGGCATTTTAGGTGCTGGTTATTTAGGTAGTCAACTTGGCGGCTTAGGTGGTGTAACTGGTGCAACAGGTGCAACAACTGCTGGCACTACCGCTGCGGGAACTGCCGGAACAGTAGCAACTCCTACTTTAGTTAGCGCCACTCCGGTAGGTGGAACGGCTGCAACGACAGCGGGTTTAGGAGCTTTGCCAATCGCAGGGATTGCCGCAGCTGGAGCTTTTGGCTTAAATCAGCTGTGGGAAAGTGGCATGAAGGATATTCTGCGTGGCAGAGGAAACAGGGCTGATTATACGAATATAGCGTTGCCTGTAGCAACTGGTGGAATTGGTGGATTAGTTAATGTTGGATTAC